AGACCGTTCATGATTGTAATAAATATTTTAAAGAAATTCTTTCTGTTCCTTCTAAATTTAACAGAGCAATTTTATTTGATAGTAGTTATTTTCATGGAGTTAAAAATTTTATTGATGAAGATATGAATGAAGATAGACTGACTTTAATTGGATTCTTTTATGATTTAACTCATAATCGTTTAAAATACCCAATAACAGAATCTTCAAGAAAATATTAGTAAATATTACAATATATACTAAAGACTTATTTTATTGTAAAATAGGCTATGGCTTTAATAAAAATACCTTTTAGACCTGGTTTTAATAAACAATTGACAGATACTCAGAATGAAAATAACTGGGTGGATGGAGATAATGTTCGTTTTAGGTACGGTCAACCTGAAAAAATTGGAGGATGGCAACAAATAACCTCTTCTTCTTTAATAGGTGTAGCAAGAGCAAATCTTACTTGGTCTGATTTAGACGGTAGAAAATACGCAGCTATAGGAACTAACAGATGTTTATATATTTATTATTCTGGGGACTTCTATGACATAACACCGATTGATCCAGATCGACAACAAACAGGGGCAGACATAACAACAACTAATGGATCTACAACTGTTACTATAACAACAACAGCAGCACATAATTTAGAAGTTGGAGACATAGTTACTTTTGAAAATGCAGGCTCTTTTACTGCAGGTCAAACAGATTATACAGCAACCGATTTTGATGATGTATTATATGAAGTTAAAACAATACCTACTACTCAAACTTTTACAATTGAAATGGCTTCAGCTGAAACTGGTACAGGAGCCACGAACGACGGAACTTTAGATCCTCTGCCTTATATTCAAATTGGCCCTTTAGTTCAAACAGCAGGTTATGGATGGGGTGCAGGATTATGGGGCGTTTCTACTTGGGGAACACCTAGAACAACAGCAAATAGTACGATTGATCCTGGTAGGTGGTCATTAGATAATTATGGTCAAATACTAATTGCAACTGTTCATAATGGACGTTCCTTTAATTGGAGTCCAATAGCTTTAGATACAAACGCACTTACTACAAGAGCAACCAGTATTGCTAATAATCCGACTAAATCTGTAATGACAATTGTTTCTGATAGAGATAGGCACTTATTTCATTTAGGAACTGAAACAACAATCGGTTCTACTATCACACAAGATAAAATGTTTATAAGATTTTCTGATCAAGAAAATAGAAGTGTTTATCAACCAACATCAGTTAATACTGCAGGAACTTTTCAATTAGATTCAGGATCTGAAATTAGAGGTGCTGTTCAAGGTAAAGATTATACTTTTATTGGAACAGATACTTCAGCATATATTGTTCAATACGTAGGTCCGCCTTTTACTTTTTCTATAAGACAAGTAGGTTCTAATTGTGGTGTTATTGGTATGAACTCCATGGTCTTTGTAGATACAACTGTGTATTGGATGTCTGATGAAGGTGGATTTTTTATTTATGATGGATCTGTAAAAAGAATGTCTTGTCCTGTAGAGGATTTTGTTTTTAAAACAACAGGAACTAATCCTGGTTTAAATCAAAATGCAGGTCAACAAGTTTACGCTTCTCATAATAGTTTATTTAATGAAATTATTTGGTTTTACCCCGATGCTTCAAGTCAATTTGTAAATCGAATGGTTGCTTATAATTATTTAGAAGGTACTTGGGTAACAGGTACATTAGCAAGAAGTTCTTATGCTGATCAAGGTGTTTTTGATAAACCTTACGCTACAAAATTTACTTCGAATAATTTACCTAATTTTCCAACTGTAAATGGAATCAGTTCGTCGCAAGGAACTTCTATATATTTTGAACACGAAACAGGAGTAAACGAAGTAGATAGTTTAGGAAATGTTACTGCCATTCAAGCTTTCATTCAATCTGGAGATTTTGATTTAGACCAAGATGGTGAAGGAGAATACTTTATTAAGATTAGAAGATTTATACCAGATTTTAAAGTACTTCAAGGAGATGCAGAAGTGACGCTACAGTTAAGAGACTATCCTTCTAATACCCAAACTAGTTCTCCTTTAGGGCCATTTACTATTAATAGTTCAACAACTAAAGTAGATACCAGAGCTAGAGCAAGACTAGCAGCTTTAAAAATATCTAATGACTCTACAGATGAAAATTGGAGACTTGGATTATTTAGATTTGACTTTCAACCCGATGGTAGACGATAATGGCAAAAGTCACTGTATATATTCCTGAACCTAAAGAACAATATGAAGTTACAAACCAAAGACAAATTGTTGCCTCTTTAGAAACATTAAAGAATCAATTAAATTTTGCTTTTCAAGAAGAACTAAAACAAGAAGTAGAAAGATTTACTTGGTTTAATATGAGGTCAAATTAATGTCTTGTAATAATGTCAACACAACAGGATCAACTGTACCAGGATCAGCTGAGATAGATTTTTATCTTGCAGTTTCTAAAGGAGACTTTACTGGTTATTCAAATGTAAGTAAATTTGGAATTAACCCTACAGTTGGATCTGGTGGTTTTGAATCTATATGGGAAGGAAGCAATGCATATCCTTGGCCTACAGACGTTCAAACTATAAGTGTTGTCAGTGCTTCTGCAAATGATGCATCGGGTGGAACTGGAGCAAGGACTGTAGAAATTCAAGGATTAGATACTAATTGGGATGTCGTAACAGATACAGTAACAATGAATGGTACAACACCAGTTGTTACAACACAAACATTTAGAAGAGTATTTAGAGCAAGAGTAGTTACAGCAGGATCTTTACAATCTAATGCTGCTCAAATAACATTTACAGGTTCTACTGATGCTACTATTTTAGCTTATATAACTTATGATACTATTGGTATGGGTCAAACTTTAATGGCAGTATATACTATTCCTAATGGTAAAACTGGTTATATTATCAATTTAAATGTATCTTCTTCTAAAGACAGCGAACATAGATTTAGATTTATGACAAGAGATAATGCAGTTACTGATGCCGCTTGGAATGTGAAAGAATATATGTCTGCAAGAGGTGGTTTTAGTAGTTGGAGAAAATATGCAATAAACAAAGTTACAGAAAAAACAGATATAGATTTACAAGTAATTTCTAATTCTACATCTAGTGCATCAGGAGGTTTTGAGTTAATACTCATAGATAATTAATGGCAAATATATATAAAAACGCATTCTATGATCCAACAACTACAGCCTCAACAACGCTGTATACAGCGCCAGCTAACGCTAGAGCTATTATTCAAAATATACAAGTTACGAATGAATCAGGATCTAAGATCTGTAAAACAAAAATAACTGATAGTTCAGCATCCACAACTTATCAAATTGCCTATGCTAATATCACTGGGCCTACAATTTGTAATTTAGCAAAAGGGCCTATTATACTAGAGGAAAGTGATTCAATTGCACTTGAATCTTCGACCACGGATGCTATAAGTGCTGTTGTGTCCATTTTAGAAATATCAAGAGAAGATCAAAATGGCTAAACAAAAGTTTGTTCATTATGTCCCTAGACCAAAACCTAGGAAGCGTCCAGGTCGTCATAAGAAGAGTCTTAACAAAAACGAAAAAAGAAGTTATAAGAAGTATAATAAACAAGGAAGAGTATGACAAAAACAGTAATAATTAACGGTCAAGAAGTTCCAGTTCTTCCAGCAAAAGCTGAAGAAGAAGTTTTGAATAAAAGAACAGGTAAAGTCTATGCTAGCAAAGATGATTTTGATAATGATGTTGCTGATCCCAACACTGACACTAGCGTGGATGATTTACAAATTAACCAAAAAATAACAGTTGCATCATTAGATATATTTGGTAAAACCAAATAATGTTACCTAAAGGTGGAACCGAGTTACAGCATGGGTTCTTAGATCAATATGCTGATAAAAAATTATTAGATCAAGTACAGATAACTACTTCTGTACCAGAGAAGATTCCCTTACATCCAACTAAACCAAATATACTTTGGCAAAAAAATTCTTACGATCAACCTAACATTGCACCATGGTTTAGTCAGAAAACTAATCATAATAAATATGACTGGTATGTATTTAATAGTAATTGGAATTATGAAAAATTTAGAATGATGTTTGATGTACCAACAGAACGATGTCATGTAATTAAAAATGGTTGTACTAGTTTTCCAATTAGAAAGCATTATAAAAAAGGAGATCCTATTAGAATCATACATCAAAATACACCATGGCGAGGTTTGTCCGTTTTGTTAGGTGCAATGCAATTAGTTAAAAATCCATTAATTAAATTAGATGTATATAGTTCAACACAAGTATATGGAGAAGATTTTAAAAATCGTAATGATGAAAGATATATTCCTTTATATAAACAAGCAGCTCAATTACCTAATGTTAATTATATTGGTTATAAACCTAATAGTTATATTTTAGAACATTTAAACAAATACAATATGTATGTATATCCAAGTATTTTTGAAGAAACATCTTGTATATCTGCTATTGAATGTATGTCTGCAGGACTTTACTCTATTGTAACTAACTTTGGAGCTTTATATGAAACTTGTGCTGAGTTTCCTATGTACGTTACTTATACAAAAGATTTTAAAATATTATCTCAAACGTTTGCTGCAGCAATTGAAATGGCTGCTGAAACTCTACATGAACAAGCAATACAAGATAGTTTAGACATGCAACAAGCTTTTTATAAAAAATATTATAATTGGAATAAAAGAGCTATGGAATGGAATAATTTTTTATATAATATTATAAATGCAAAAAAGTAAAAATTGGTCTAACGACGATACTTATCAAACAATTAAGGAAATTAATGTGAATTCTCAAGATCCAACTAAACCGATATGGTTTGAAGAATATGAAGAAGAAGTATTAAAAGATGATAAGATAAGATTATGTGTAGGAACTCCTGTGCATTCAGAAGTGTCTATTCATTATACACAGTGTTTACTAGAAATACAAAAAGAGTTTATGAAAAAAGGAAACAATGTGTCTTTCTTGATGCATAAATCCTCTTTAATTACACAAGGCAGAAATTTAACAGTAGCATCATTTTTAGAAACAGAAGCAGATTATTTATTATTTTTAGACTCTGATATTGCAATTGGGACTCATGTTATAGAAAAAATGATTAAAGCAGATAAAGATGTTATATGTGTGCCGTACCCATTAAAAAGTATTCAATGGGCTAAGATAAAAGAAAAACAAGAAAGAGGTATGTTAAAAACAAATGATGATTGGGAAACTGCTGGATGTAGTTATCCAGTAAGAATACCTGACATATCTAATATACATGTGGATAAAGGAATAACAGAAATTACTCATGCACCTGCTGGATGTTTATTAATTAAAAGATCAGTGTTTGATAAATTAATCATGACATATCCAGATCGTAAGATAAAACAAAAATCAGTGATTAATGGTCAGTATGAAGAAAAACAATTTTATTATAATTTTTTTGATACTATTCATGATAAAGAAACACAAACTTATATGGGTGAAGATTTTGGATTTTGTAAACTATGGACTGATATTGGTGGTAAGATATTTGCGATAATAGATGAATATATTATGCATGTTGGTGAACATCAATATATTGGTCGTTATATGGATGAGTTTGTAAAACGTGACTAAATTATATTTAACATCACCGACCACGGGTCAAGTAGATATTCATTACATGAGATCTGTATTCTTATTACAATCCGAATGTAATAAAAGAAAAATACCTATTACATTACACTTGCATAAAAGTTCTATTGTAACCTTTGGTCGTAATGCTTGTACTGCAGCTTTTTTACATTCTGACTGTACCCATATGTTATTTGTAGATACTGATATTCAATTTAATGAACAAGATATATTTAAAATGATTGAAGCAGATGAAGAAGTCACTTTAATACCCTATCCAATGAAATGGATAGATTGGAAAAAAGCAGGAGAATTATTTAAAAATAATAAAATACCTATTAATAAAGGCGGGTATCATTTTCCTATAAAGGTATTAGATGAAGATAACTTTCATTCTGTAGGAGGTTGGATGGAGATAGAACGGGGCCCTGCGGGTTGTATGTTAATTAAACGGGAAGCTATAGAACGTATGATTAAATACTATCCAGACCTTAAAGTTAGACAGAATCATTTGATTAATGAAACTGTTAAAAACATGGAACATTCTTACAATTTTTGGGACACTCAATTCATTAAAGAAACAGGCCAGATAATAGGGGAGGACTTTGCCTTTTGTGACCGTTATAGGAAGGCAGGAGGACGTATATTTGCCTTAATAGACTCTGAAATAACTCATCATGGTAACTATCCTTTCCGAGCCAAGTTCATTGACGAATGCAGTAAAATTGAGTAAATTTACATAAATACGTATTTACAGGAGCTAAATAAAATATGAATCCAGTTTTAATGGCAGCACTTATATCGGGTGGTATAAATGCATTACAAGGTAAAAGAGGTTCCGACCTTTTAAAATCAACAGTTAGAGATACAGCGATTGCTTATGCATTAGGCCCTGGAGGTATAGGGGGAAGTCAAGCAGGTCAACAAGCAGCAGGTTCAGGTATTAGTCAATTGACAGCCGCAGAGGCTGCGAAACAAACTGGTAAAACAGCTGCTGAAAAACAAATGTTAGGAGAACTTGCAAAAGAAGAAGCTTCAAAAGGAATAGGTAAACAAACATTCGGTCAAAAATTACAAAAAGGTTTTACTGCAATTGAAAAACCTTTTAGAGATCCAGTAACAGGAGACATATCAAAATTTAGAGTTGGATTAGGCGCAGCAGGTTTAGGTGCTACAGCATATGCTGCAGGATTGTTTGATCCTAAACCAGCCCCTACTCCAAAATATCCTGGCTACAATAGATTTTATGCAGCTGATCCAGGAATGTTTCAACCATTCTCAGGAAGATACGGACCCGATTATGAAAAATATCCTGAAGGTTCACCGTACTCAGGAATGCAAGAAGGTGGTATAGCCGATCCAGAAATGATGTCTCCTGATGATGAAATGTTACAGTATGATATGCAACAACAATCACAAGATGGTGCAGGCATTGTTGGAAATTTAATGCAAAGATTTAGTCAGTCATTACAAGACCCAGAACAAATGGCAAAAGCTATGAAAGGGTCTATGAGAAGAAGAACGCCTGTTATAGATGTTACTGAAGAAAGTGAGACAGTTAAAGCAACTCCAACTTCAGGTACTTTACCTGCAAGAATACAAAGAGAATTTGTAATGAAGTTTCAAAAAGATCCAGATAGAACAGCAATTGAATATGCAACTATGATGAGAGATAGTGATAGATTAACTATAGCTGATGTCCAAAGAGCAAAAGAAACTTTACAAGAGCTTACTAATGAAACTGAAATGGATACAAGTGACATTGAAGGTATCATGGGTTTACTACCAAATATGCAAGGAACGGAAGATGTTAGAGTTCCACAAGCAGAAGATGTTAGAGTTCCACAAGCACCAGATGCACCTGCACAAGTTCAAGAACTTATGGAAACATTTAGAGCAAGAGCGGCTAACGAACCACGGATGCAGGAATTTAATAAAGGTGATTTAGTAGATGTATTACCATCTAAATATAAAAGAGATGAAAATGACGAATCAAATTACAAAAGAACCTCTGGTAAAATGGTAACTGATGAAACAGGTAAAGGATCAGGAAACAAAGATACAATGTTAGCACAGTTAGCAGATGGCGAATTTGTAACTAAAGCTAAATCAGTATTAGGTGCGGGTAAAGCTATGGGTGGTAAAGATAAAAAAGAACAAAGAGAATTAGGAGCACAATTCTTCTACAAACAAATGAGTGAACTTGAGAAGATTGCGGAGAGCGCTTAATGGATTTAGTTTTATTTAAACCAGAAGAGATTGATAAAATTTGGCCTTTGGTTAAAGATAAAGTTCAAGCTGCTTTAGATCGAAACCATAATTTTAGAGATCATACTGATGTAAAAGAAAATTGTAAGAACGGTACAGAACAACTATGGGTTATTGCAGATAAAAAAGATAATGTTCATGGTGTATGTATTACACAGATTATGCAACAAGCTAACTATAACATTGGTTTAGTTAGAATTGCAACAGGACATGATTTACCTTTATGGGTAGATAAGATAAATGAATTTGAAAACTGGGCTTTCAATAAATTTAAATGTAAAAAAATTGAAATTTATGGCAGACCAGGTTGGAAAAAAATGTTAACTCCATTAGGATATGAATTTTCTCATGTTCAAATGGATAAATTTTTAGGAGGAAACTAATATGTCTTCAGGAGGAGGAGGTGGAGGCGGAGCACCCGCAGACACTACAAACGTACAAACGATTAGAGAAGCACCAGAGATAGAAGCTAGAAGACTAGGTTTAATGGATGAAGCTGCTAAGTTAGCTGGTACTCCATTAGGTTTACCTTCATTTCAAGTTGCTGGTTTATCTGCTGCAGAGACACAAGGTATTACTCAAGCTAGAACTGGAGTAGGTGCTGGACTTCCTTCTATTCAAGCTGCAGAAACAGCCGCTGGATTAGATCCTTCATCACAACAGTTTCAACAATATTTAAATCCATATCAATCTTACATCATTGATGAAATTAATAGACAAGCACAAATGGGTCAACAACAAGTAGCACAACAAGCAATTTCTGCTGGTGCATTTGGTGGAGGACGAGAAGGAGTGCAAAGAGCAGAAGCTGAAAGAGCAAGATTAGCTACTATTGGTCAAGCTCAAGAAAGAGCTTTCACAGGTGCACTTGGTGCATTCCAAACTGGACAACAATTAAAAGCTCAAACTGGTATTGCTGCAGGTCAAGCAAGAATGGCACAAGGAGCACAAGACATTCAAAACTTAATGGCAGCAGGTGGTTTAGAAAGAGGTGTAGAACAAGCTAGACTAGAAGCTGCAAGACAAACTTCAGTACAAGATATTACAGATCCGTATCAAAGATTATCATTTGTATCTGATATTCAAAGAGGAGCACCTTCAACTCAATCTACAGTAACTCAGGGCTTCGCACCAACAGCTTCACCTTTTGCTCAAGCAGTAGGAACTGGTATCGGAGCTTATGCTGCGTTGGCTCCTAAATAGGAGAACAATGGCAAAGTTAAAAGACAGAGTATTATATAAAAAAGGTATCCTTAAACTGCAAGGTGGAGGTATGGTTCCTCAATCACCGTTCACGGCTCAAGGATTAAGTCAAGCAGGTATATCTGCTTTAAATACTATTAAGAATCCTACAACCTATTCTCAATTTGCAAAAAAATTACCTATGAGAACTTTAGGTGTTATGGGTTTAACTAATCCATATACATTACCTTTTGCTGGTCCAATGATTGCATACTCAATTTCAGATGCATTAACACCACAGTCAGTAAAAGATAGAGCTCAATTAAAAAGACAAGTTGAAGGAGAATATCCTGGAATACAAGATTACATGGAAGTACCTGAAAGAAGATCTACTGTTGATTTATTAAAAGAAGCTAACAGATTAAATCTTAACTCACCATTAACACAACGATTAAATAAACAATTAGGTATTGAAGTAAAACAAGACGACCGAGAAACAGGGCCTGAAGTTGTTGAAAAAGGTGGTTCTGACATGCAAGTTAAAAAACCTGTTGATGTAGAGAATAGAGACCCTAATGATAACAATCAACAAGCACAACAGTTGGTTAATGACCAAAAGAAAACTATAAAAAATGCAGATAAAGTTTTTAATGAAATGGAATCTAAAGCTAGAAGCCAAGGTAAAATGACTGATTTAAATAACGCTATAGAAGCTGCAAGAGAAGTTATGGGAGAACAAGGTTATGGTAAATCAGGAAGATTACTTTTATTACAATTAGCATCTAATTTATTAGCAGGTAAAACTATGCAACCAGGCGTCCAAGGATTTTTAGATGTGTTAGGTCAAGCGGGTCAAAATGTAATTCCAATGGCTATAGCACTTGAAAGAGAAAGAGAAAAAGAAGAATTAGGACTAGCGAAAGTATTATTAGAGTCAGGTAAAAAAACTGGAAAAGTTACACCACCGTCTATTAAAGTAAGATATAGATTACCGAACGGTGAGATATCAGACCCAGTGCCTGCATCGACCACGGACACAGGACAATATTTAGTTTATGATCAATTACCTGACGGTCAATCTGTTAGATATTTAGTAGAACCAGGACAAGTTGTAGGTCAAGCACCTATTGAAGACAATGTAACTAATAAAGCAAAAATATTAAATGAATATAAATCTGTTAAATCAGGACAACTTTATACTGATTTATTTATTAAAGTAGCTTCTGAAAACCCTGATTTGATTGGGGTTAAAGGTGGTTGGAAAAAAATGTATTTAAAAGCAGGAGAGTTAC